CTTTTGGGTTGATCACCCTTTTTGTCGAATTAGCCATTCGTCCATTAATTCTATCTTGAGTTATAAAGAAAAACAAAAATGATCAAATATAGAGACTAAGAAATGTAAGAAGTCCATTATGCGTGATACCACATCCTTTCGGGTACCAAATTTTACGGTTCGCAATTCACTTACTTACACTAGTCCTACCCATACTTGAACCAATTCGTTTAGCTGAAAGTTAAATCAATTTCTCACGATAAGAGTTCATTTATGAATGACGGGGCTCGACGCCAATCAGCTTAAGCTGCTGATATTACCCCTGCCCAGATTCTGAAGACCAACAAAGTTGGCGGCAACATTTTCATGACCACTTGGTTCTTAACAAATATAGATAAATATTAAGATCATAACCAGTTGGTAAATGTTACTCTTAGTTCAGCCTGAACTAGATGATCAAAAGATCATCACCGCAGACAGTGACCTGAAGGTCCCCATCTACGATTGGCTCCAACTTAAGGAGCTGCGGTTGATTTACAATGTTGAAGCATGACATAGGTTTCACCTTCTTTTCTGGTGAAAAGTCATCTACATCAAACTCCAAGAGTTTATGAAAGTGAGAGGAAAAATTACTCTTCTTTAACAAGAATTTCCTTACTTCTCTCCAACATCTTCTATTATGTTTAATAGCTGTCATCGACTTCGCCCTTTGGTAGACAACAGAAGCCTTCTCTGGATCAAACAAAAAGTTTTTACGCTTAATGTAAGGCAGTTGCTTCCCATCTAATTCTTGAAGAATTCCAAACGGGGCGTCACTAGACGTAGCTCCAAGAGCATACTTACTAGGTGGTAGACAGACTGATGTTAGTACCGACTCAACTAATTTTAAGTTATAGAGCTCCGTGTACTCATCAGCAAGATTTCTTTCTTTGCCATACGATTCTACTTTTTCGTAGTTTTGATTATCTAAAAACCTGTAATCCTCAAGCATCTCATTAACAATAGAGTGCATGTGCCATTCAGGAATAGCAGAAATCGCCTTAGGCCTCATTTGTAAATCATCGAAGAATTCGTCTCGAATTACAACACCTCCCAACATATCGAATTGCGATATGTGCTCCTTCTTAAAAGGAACAATTCCAAGTCCACCTAACCATTGCGGTAGGAACCATGGAACTCGAGCATTGGTCAAAGAAGAACAATGAAGTTCTCTGACACAAAGAAGTCCGTCAATATACTTTGGAACGAGACGACCTTTCTGATCACCATTCCTGTCATCTTCACGACAGGAGGATCTGTATTGTCTCTCAGTAATGACCTCATATCTTGGTTGTTTTGCCAATTTGAGCTGTAATTTAGCAGCAAGAGGAAATAGTTCCTCCGGACACGTTCTTTTCAAATCTTGTGATAATGATCCCATTTGATAGAAATCTTTACCTCGAATACCATCTTTCTTACATGCGTAGACTAAAGCCATGTTAACATACTTTAGCTCTTTATACACAAAGAATTGTCCCCATTCGAACTGGGACGTCAAATACTGGTATTGACATGAATTGATTGTTAAAAACTCTCTGGAACAAAATGTTTTTCCAACAGAGGATTCAAGACCACCATAACTAGCAATCTCCAACCAAATCTTATACAAGATTTTAATAAGTCCTTTGAATACACAATCATCTCCGTTAATAAGGAGTGGTGCTATTTCGTGATCAATTATTTCACGATCGACAAGTTTAAAATTCTTCGTTAAATTCGAAGCTATTTCTAAAGCATATCGACAAAAGGCCGCGTTCGCCATACAGAGGAAAGGAAATGAAATTATAGATCCCATTAACTGACCTTCTTGTTGCTTTTTAAGCATACCTGAAGCTAACATTTCGTCACGAGGAGGCAACTCCTTGTCATGACGCCTATAGTTTTCCATCATATCTGGATGAAGAAGAAAATGTCCTGTTAAGGCTCTCTTACAAAGTTCTCTGAGTTTAGGCCACCATTCAGTGGGAATTTTATCATTCTCATTTTTATTTGAACTTTTAGAGTTTTCTTCTAAAACTATCATCAACTCATCCAACAAGCACTCACTTACCCAAGAATGTAAGTTATCTGTACTGGCTTTATAATCACCAGAGATAAACTCAAAATTCTCTTCGAGAGCACCAAGTTGTTTCGTCACTATTTCTTCCGTGACGGTTTCACCAATTAAGGCAAACACACTGTTCTTCTTAAGATTCCTCCATAACCATTTCTGGAGAGGATGAAGAGCAGTTTGAGTCAATGGAGGACCTGCAGTAATACACCGAACTTTTAATGGTTCAGGTAATCCGATAACTAACGTATCAGGATCCTCAAGAATTGCTTCTTCAAGTAGTTCTGGATAAATATTATCTTTCCATATTCTGCACAATTTACTTCCATCAAAATGAAGACCAATAGTGTCCTTGACTCTCTCGTTCTCAGGGAGATCATCAATTTCTTCTTGTTCTTCTTTTCCTGAATGCCCAAACAGTTCTGACTGTCTACCAGACAATTCAACTCGTCCTAGTGTTTCACTTACTAAGGGTTGATCATCTTTAAGATGTTCACGCCAGAATGCTTCATTTATAGCAACATTCGATTTGAAAGCACCAACAGCTCCCATTCCCATCCTACCATTATTATAATGTGATGAAGTGGACATAACCATAGGTTTAACTAAATCAGAGTGTAAAAGCTCTTTCTTATAGAAAATTTCCCTAATGGTTCGTCTCAATTGGAATTCGACAACTGGTTGATTAATAGGATAAATAAATCCTTCATGCTCAATTTCACTATCGGGAAGGTTAACCCGAGCAGTAGTTAAATGTTCAAAACATTTCAACTCAGCTTCCCTCACAACACTTTCGTGAACAGGAGGAGCTCCTTTTTTGGATTGAGCCACACTTTGTGCAAAACTCTCGATTCTTTCTTTATCAACTTTTAGCATATTTAAATATTTTTTAGCTCTACCGTAATAAAGAAATCCTGGATCAGCGAGATCGCTGAATTCCTCCAACCCTTTTGGCATTGGTGGAACCTCTTGGTCCATGACATCAGAGAAGAAAGCATTAATTTTATACTTGAAAAAATCTTTCCAAGATCCAAAACCTGCTTTTCTGACGAATAACATAATTCGTTCGATTAACCGTTCCTTGTCCCTTTTTGTAATTTTATTATGAAGCACTGAGTAACCTTTCAAGATTTGCTCATGCTTGGACAAGAAAGCCTTGCTACCGTAACCATAAATCTTTAACAGATCATACAGAACAGCTACAAGGACTTTTACCTTTTCGAAATCATCATCATTTGATTGAGTGGTAACACCAATTATTAATTTCTTTGATAATGATTTCTTTTCAAAGCTTACCGGGTGCTTAATCCCCGTCTCACGTTTTTCTAATTTCTCTAAGAAATACATGAAATACTATAGTTTTCTGGGAGGTATATCCCCT